GGTTCTGCGCCAGGACGTCGTGACGCTCTCGAACGTCTACGACTCCACCAACCTGGCGCAGAACCTGTACACGCGCCTCTTCACGGAGGAGGGGTTCAACCTCCTCTTCCCGTGCGGCCCGGTGCGCCAGTACACCGCCCAGGCCTGCCCGTCCGGAACCACCGCGTTCCAGGCGTACACCAACTGCGCCGCCCCGGACACGGGCGCGTAGTCCTCCCGACCGGCCGGCCCCCGCTCTCTGTCGTCCAGCGGCGGGGGCCGGTCTTCAACCGAAGGGAGGTGACGACACATGGCAGCTATTCAGACCAACAGTGCGGAGCTCATCGCGGCTCCGTCTCCCGGTGTGCTGCGGTACGGCCTGTTCAACGCGGCCACGGTGACCGATGACCTGGACGCCCGCAGCATCGCGTCCGGCTTCCAGTTCCCCGCAGAGGACTGCGGCGCCGTGTACGCGTACGACGCCAACTGTTCCACCCATCCAGCCAAGACCTTCGACGAAGGTCAGGCGTACATGGAGGGCACGCCGTACTGGGTGTACGCCACCCGCAAGTGCGGCACCGTCGGGCGCACTGCGGCAGAGATGGAAGCCTCCGTCCGCCGCAAGCTGGCCGCCAACGAACAGCACCAGGTGGAAGCCCAGCTGTGGGGCGGCGGGACCGTCGCAGCCGACCCCAACCTGACCGGGGTCGCCGGCGTCGACACCGTGGTGGTCGCTCTGCCCGGGGCCGGAACCGCCATCGCTGCGCTCGAAGAGAACTTCTACGACGAGTACGGCTACCTGGGCGTGATCCACGTCAACACGACCGCGTACGCGGCCCTGGTGTACGCGGGCCTGGTCCAGCGCCAGGGCGGGTCCCTCGTGACCCCGCTGGGGTCCACCTGGGCGTTCGGCACCGGGTACGGGATCACGGGTCCCGGCGGGGCTGCCCCGGCGGCCGGCAACGTGTGGGCGTTCATGACCCCGCCCGTGCTCATCCGCCGCTCCCCGGTCGTCGTGCCCGACGTGACGGCCACGATGAACCGGACCAACAACCAGTGGATGGCTCTGGCAGAGCGCGTCTACGCGCACACCTGGGTGTGCGACAAGGTGTCCGCCGTACAGGTGCCGATCACGGCGCCGAAGGTCGATACGGAGGCCGCGTGATGGCCGACGACGACTGGGTGGAGATCGTCCCGGCTGAAGGGGAGCTCAAGGCCACGGCCCGTGCTCTCCTGGCCGTGGCCGGGCACCCCGATCTGGTCCGCACGGTCCGGGCCGGGAACGCCTTCCTGGTGGCCCCGGCCGTGGCCGCCCTGTACCACGGCGACGAGCCGCAAAAGCCGACACGCGGGCGCAAGCCTCGCAAGACAGAGGAGTGAGGCATGGCAACGATCTGTTCCTCCATGTCCCGGCTCGCGAGGCTGCGGCTCACGCGGCTGGACGAGTGCGGGGCGCCGGACCCCGGTCCCACGGGCACGCTCGTGACCAACGGGTTCGTCAACGTCGACGCGTCTCCGGTCTACCTGGACCCGGAGGAGATCACCCAGCTGAACGGCAACGGTGACCTCTGCATCGACGACCAGGGCAATCCCCAGCTCCGCTGGCTGAACCTGACCATGGTCATGTGCCAGGTGGACCCGGTGGCGTACAACATCGTCACCGGCAACCCGCTGGTCGTCGACGACGCCACGCCGACCCCGAACACCGTCGGCTTCCGCCTCAATTCGGAAGTCACCGGCACCGCCAACTTCGCACTGGAGATCTGGTCCGGGATCTCCGGCCAGAGCTGTGACGCGGAGGGGAACAAGCAGTACGGGTACTGGCTCTTCCCGTACGTCGTCCAGGCCCGCGTGGGCGACTGGTCCATGGCGAACGCGGCGCTGAACCTGACCCTCACCGCGCGCACGTCCGTGGGATCCGGCTGGGGCACCGGCCCGGCTGCCTACACGGTGCGCCGGGACGCGGTGTCCGACACGCCGGAGGTCATCCTCACGGCGATCGACGACAACGACCACGTGCACTTCGAAGTGGTCACCGTCGCCCCGCCGGCCGCCCTCTGCGGTGGATCGGTCCTGGCCTAGCAGCCGCACGGCCCCCGCAGCCGGGTGCGGCTGCGGGGGCCGTTCCACGGGGAAGGAAGATCGTGACCATCGCACAGTTCAGCCGGCAGTTCTGGTTTCCGTCCGGGGTGCTCGCGGCGAACGTCTCCGCCCGGGTGTTCCCGCTCAACTCCAACGCGCTCGCGTCCCTCTTCACGGACGTCACGGGCACCACGCCGCTCGCCAACCCGGTCACCACGGACATCAACGGCACCGTGGAGTTCTGGGCGCTGGAAGGCGAGTACTGGATCCACATCGACGCAGAGGTCTTCCGGGTCTCCGTCGGGTCGCCCGACATCGACTTGTTCGAAGCGGTCTCCGCATCCCTGTCCACCGGGGTCATTGCCGGTGGCGAGCTGAACGTGAACGGCTCCAACCCGCAGGCCCTGGACATCGGTGCCCTCACCGGGTACGTGGTGGACGAAGTCACCGATCACCACAATCCTGCTGTGACCCGCGTCGACACCCCCGGGTCCACGGTCGCTCTGTCCGGCGCGTCGCTCACCCGGGTCATCACGTGGTGGGTCATGGACTCCGCAGGGACCGTGACCCAGCAGGCCGCGCGTCCGAGCAACACCCAGCGCCGTACCCACCTCGTGCTGGGGGTGACGGCATACGACTCCGGCGCCCTGTCCATCGTGGCGGACCAGACCCTGCCTGTGATCGCAGCGCAGCAAGCCAACCAGTTCGCGGACCTGATGGACGCGCTGGGGCCGTTCTCCATCGACGGTAACGTGATCACTCCCGGCGGCGCGAACCTGACCCTGGCGAAGACGGCCGGCACCGTGTTCGCGCGGGCGTTCAACTACTTCTCCGGGCCGACGCTCACCCGGGACCCGCACGTCAACGCGTCCGCAGCCCAGTCCCCGGTCACCTTCCGGCGCCTGACCCAGGTTCCTCAGTTCCCGCTCCCGGCTGCCGTGACCACGATCAACCCGACCCAGTACGAGTCGGCCCCGGGGGTGCTCACCGCGATCACGGGTAACGACGCGTCCATCCAGCGGGTGTGGCTCTTCGCGGCCAACGACACCGCCAACCAGATCGTCGTCCAGTACGGACAGCACCTGTACGCGGACTTCGATTCGGCCGTCGACGCCATCGGGTCGGGGATCTACGTCCCCAACCCCACCACGGTCCAGAATGCGGCCCTGATCGCTCACATCATCGTGAGGGGCAACGCGACCAACCTCAGCGACCCTGCGCAGTGCATCATCAAGAGGGCGAAGAAACTCGATTTCGCGTAGGGAGGACGACATGCCCGTCATCAACGACATCGAAGCGGCCGGAGCGACCAGCCCGGCCCCGGGCCCGTGCGACTGGGAGCTGGACACCACCTGCGTCCCGGGGTGGGAGACCGACTACACCAACGAACAGCGCTCCCGGGCCATCTCATGGGCCACCTTCGTGCTGGACGCCCTCACCGGCCGCCAGTTCGCCCAGTGCCCGATCACCGTGCGCCCGTGCGGCCCCGGGTGCGGGCTGTTCCAGGGGTACCAGACGTTCCCCGTCGGGGCTTCGGCCGACGGTGCACCCGGGACCTGGATGGCGCCCTACGTGGCCGGCGGGGTCTGGCGGAACTGCGCCTGCGCCGGGGGCTGTGACTGCGCTCCCGCCTGCCGCATCGACCTGGGGGTGCCCGTCGCATCCGTCACCGAGGTCAAGGTGGACGGGGTCGTCCTGGACCCCAGCGCGTACAGCCTGATCGGACAGTGGCTCGCGCGCACCGACGGGGGCGACTGCTGGCCCGCGTGCCAGGATCCCGCAGTCCCGGACACGGAAGAGGGGACGTTCTCCGTCACCTTCTCCCCGGGCCGGACGCTGCCCGTCGCTGGGCAGATCGCAGGCGGCGCGCTGGCGGGGGAGTTCATCAAGGCGTGCGCCGGGGCCGCGTGCGGGCTGCCTGCGCAGATAGCTTCTCTCACCCGCCAGGGTGTGGACGTGGAGTTCGTCAACCCCAGTGAGGTCCTGTCCTCCGGCCGCACGGGCATCCGCGAGGTGGACCTGTTCATCGAGTCGGTCAACCCGTCCGGGCTCCGCCAGCGTGCCCGGGTCATGAGCCCGGACCTGCCCCGGCACCCGGTGGTGTACGGGTGAGCGCGTTCACGGTCGCGGAGGAGTTCGTCACCTGTCTCGAGACGGCGTTCGACGGGGACACGGGCGCGCCCGCGCGCATCTGCCAGCGCCCCGGGGACCAGGTGCCGTTCCTGTTCGGGGTCGGCGTGGACGAGTGCTGCGCCGGGCTCGCCTGGGTGCGGGTACAGTCCATCGCCCCGGTGACCGACCCGGAACAGGCCAACGACCCGGATTTCAACTCCTGCACCGACTCACGGCGCATGATCACGCTGGAACTGGGCGTGGTGCGCTGCAACCCATCCGGCGTGGACGTGTCCTGTGAGGCGTGGACGGCCCTGGCCGCGCGCATGGACCTGGACTACCGGGCCATGCAACGTGCCGTGTGCTGCGCCGTGACGTCCCTGGTGAACGACGACTCGGACGTCTACCGCATCCGCCCCGGCACCTGGGAGCCACTGGAGTCCAACGGCGGATGTGCCGGAGGATCGATGCCGGTGACCGTGTGGACCGACTGCACGGACTGCTGAGGAGAGATCATGCGGGTACGCGCCAGAGTCAGCTTCAACGGGATCGTCAAGGGCGAGACAGCAGACGTCGACGGCCGGGACCGTACCGTACGCGGATGGGTCCGGGCCGGGCTCATGGAGGTGGTGGACCGTGGCGAGAGTGAGGATCGATCACGCAGGGATCCGGAGAGCGATCCGGGGGGCGTCGATGCAGGAGCTCCGGAGGGTGGGGCCGCTGGTGGTGAACCGGGCGAAGATCCTCTGTCCGGTTGACACGGGCCGTCTGCGCGCGTCGATCGGGCCGCCGGTCTACTCCCGCACGTGGACGCTCCGGCCACAGGTGACCGTGGGATCCGACGTGGAGTACGCCAGGTACGTCAACGACGGTACGCGGCGCCACTTCATCCGGCCCAAGAACGGGCGGTTCCTCCGCTTCACCGTGGGCGGGGAAGTCGTCTACGCCCGCGTGGTCGACCACCCCGGCACGCGCGCGCGGCCGTTCCTGGACCGGGCGGTGCGGGAGATCGCAGGGGCCAGGGGGTACAGCGTGCGGGAGGTCTAGAATCGGGACATGGACGACACCGCGCGTATGACCAGGGAGTTCCAGATCGGTGAGGGCGACAACGCCATCACCGTGACGGCCTCCCAGCCCACGACCGACCAGCTGTTCGTGCTGGCCATGTCCCGCACGACGGGAAACCCCCAGTCCCACCACCGGATCATTCAGCGGCTGCTGCGCATCCTGGAAG